GGGTGAATGAATCACACACCATACTCTTCAAATCTTGTCCAAGATCATTTGTTCCACCAAAAGAAGCATCTACATGACGACCATTAATCTTCATACCAATACTACCTGTCATAAAGTTAGTACAGTTTCTAATATAAGGACTCTTATATCTTCCTGTTGGTCCTTCATTTGCTGGTCCAGGATTAGTATATCCTGATGCTGCTCCAAAAAATTCTCCAGTATTAATATCTGCTGATGTTGGTGGGAAAGCAACAGCACCCATATTTCCATCATGATTCGTTGCTACACCATTTACACCATGAAAACTTAAATTTTCAATTAAACATCCACGCCTAACATGAAAAACATCTCTATCAGAATTAGAAGGTACTACAGTAACCAATCTTAAATCTTCTCCAGTTACAGAAACATCTCTCTGTAATCCAATAGGATTATTTTCAGTATAAACACCAGAACGAACTTTAATTGTATCTCCTGGTTGTGCTACTGCTGCAGCAGCACCTATTGTTAATTTAGCATCACCTTCCAATAATCCAGTATTAGTATCAGTTCCATCCTTTGTTACCCAATAAGTATTTTTAGTCTCTACTCCAGAAGGTCTCCATTTTACACCATTAGAAACAGCAGCCAGTCTATAATCATTTTTCGCTCTACCTGCATTATGTCCAACATCATCTAATTTATCAATTAAGAAACTTTCTAATTCTAATGTACCAAATACCTTTGCGTTCTCTCCTACATTTAAATTCTTCTCAATACCAATACCACCTTCAGTAATTATAGATCCAGTATCTTTATCATTTGACTGAGTGGTATCATCAACAGTTACCTTTCCACCAACATGTACCTTTTTAACAACACCTAAACCACCATCAAGTTGTACAGAAGCAACTGTAGGACTTGACGCATCTGTTCCATCATTAAATGTTGATTTACCATCTACATCTAATGTTGAATTAAGAGTTGTAGCACCATCTACGTCTAATGTAGCATTTAAAGTTGTATCTCCGTCTACATCTAGTGTTGAATTAAGAGTTGTAGCACCATCTACGTCTAATGTAGCATTTAAAGTTGTATCTCCATCTACATTTAAAGTAGAATCAAAATCAACCGATCCAGTAGCATGAACCGTACCTGTAACATCTAAGGTGGAAGTTGGATTGTTAATACCAATACCAACCTTAGTCATCCTATAGATATCAGTTCCATTGTGACCCCAGAAATCCTGTGTCTGGACATCACAGATCATTGTTGGGTTATTTGGATTTGGTATTGGTATTAAATTATCTACACCTGTACCATTACTATTAATCTGTTTGTAATTAAATACAGTAAATAATTGAGCAGTTCCACCTGTTGGTAAGTAAACACCCTCATCTTGGGCATACATACCATCCAATTCTATAGGAGATGCTTGTATCCAACGAATACCATTCGCATCTTGATTTAAATAATATCCATTAATACCTGGCGAATCAGCAGAGTCAATTATATTCCTATCAATCTTAACCGATCCTTCTACATCAAGTTTTATTGGACCGTCTGTACCTACATTATATCCAGGTATATTACCAGGATCTGTACTACCTATACCAACAGTACCTGTTTCAGTAACAACAAAAGAATTATCACGTTCACCAACCTGCAATCTTTGATAGGGTTGTGTAGTTCCTATACCTACTGAAGTTACACCCGTAGTGGAATTTTGTGCAAGAATAAAACCACTATCTCTCCAACCAACCTGAAATTTACCATCAGGAAGTGTAGTGCCGATACCAACTCTACACTCTTCAGTAACAGTTAAACACTCATTACCGATTTGGAATTTACCGTCTGGTTGTGTTGTCCCAATACCAATAGACCCCTCATCAGTAACAATAAGAGCAGAATAAAGAGGGTCAATCGGCATTTCTGGGTCAAGACCCTCACCACCAACAGACACCTGCAATCTACCGTCAGGTTGTGAAGTTCCTATACCTACTCGACCTGGTATCTGTCCATCATCTTCATATTTTTCTGATGATATAGCAGTAAGAACAGTACCACCAACACCAACATTAAATCTTTGCTTTACTGTTAAATATTCTGAATATAACTCTCCATCAATATAAACATCCTGCTTAAAGAACGCATCATCTTCTACTGTTAATTTACCAACAGTTAATTCAGTTAAATTATCAACACTTAAGGCAGAACCAAATACATCGGCATAAAGAGTACCATATACATAAACATCATCATTAAATTCAGTTATCTGAGAGGCCGTATTGGTTTCCTTATTGTCATAATCGGGATTATGTGGAAACTTCTCCTTTTCTTGGGTCATGTGATTCCTCCACCAGATGGTATGACATCAAGACCAGCTTTAGTACCTTTATATACTTGACCCATAAAAGTAACATCTCTAGGTGCTAAATTTCCACGCAAAGCATCACAATCTGCCACATTTGATTTAAGTAATATTCTATTTCCTGCTCTAATTGTTATATTATTACCAGCAACTAAATCCAAATCATCATCAGCATCAACTACTATATTCTTCCCTCTTATCCTCACCTCACCATTCTGCTGTGCAGTAATCCAAACATCACCAGTTTTAGCAGTAAGCATTATATTAGGTCCACAAGAATCATCTTCTTGTCCACCAACTATTTCAATACACTGATCATTGTAAATATGATATATTCCACCATTGGACATACCAACAACACTCTTGTCACCACTAGCAGTCTGTGCGAATAAATCATACACAGTAGATCCATTTAATCCCATTTGAGGATTAGCAGTCTCTATTCTAAAATGTGGTCCAAACGAAAGATATTGTCTTTGTTGCCAATTTGTTGGTCTTTCTGACATATTCTAATACTATACCCTTTTATTTATTTCAACTAATACAATCAATAACTTGCTTGACTTCACCTTGGTATGTTGGTTTCGCCTTCAATGATGGTTTTAATATAGCCCCATACCCTGTACTTGATGTAACTTGAAGTAAAGGTAGATCTTCAATATCTTTCTGTGTGGTTAGAGTATTATCAGGTGGAATAACATTTACAATATGCCCATCGTTATCAACAAGAATGTCATATTCATTTTCACCATCAGTAACCTTATCATCTTTATCATATCCAAGACCAGGATTAACAATAACTATATGATCTATACCGATTGGAACAGGAGTTTCTGGTATTGGATATCCTTCACCTTCTGATACGATATAAATGTCAGTAACCTGTCCAAAAGTATCAGAATCTTCATCATAATCAATCACTGCTCTGGCAATAGCACCATAACCCTTATTACAATTATCAGTTATTTCAACATATGGTGGAGTTAAATATCCTGATCCACCACTCTCTAACTTAATACCAATAAGACTTCCTACCTTTTTCACACTATCTGGTACTACTGCGTCAACTGCAGCATCAACGGCTTTATCGATAATAGATCCCATGATTGCCTTTCCTATCGCACCAGTACCACCGCCACCAAAAATACTTACTTTTACTCCAGTACAATTCAAAGGTTCGCCAGTATAACATTCACCCAAATCACTTTTAAAACCAGGATTACTTACACTAGGATTCATGAAATCAAATAAACCTAATGATTGTGGTCCAGCAGCAACACTTATAGCTTGAACACCATCAACAAGAGAACCTACCAACTCATCAGCAGCATTTGCAACAGCTAAGATAGCATCAACAGAAACACCCAATGCATTCTTAGCACCTTTACCAATCGTCCATTCACCAGTCTTTTTATTAAATGTTGGTTCAGAAGTAGAACAACTCAAAGCACTAAGAATTCCATTTAAACCTTCTGCTTTACCTCTAAGAAAACCAATAGGATCAAAACCACCAACAAATCCTAGAATTTTACCAACCGCACCAAGAGGACCTCCTAACATTCCAGCTATACCACCTATGATAGTGTTCATTAAACCACCCATAAATTGGTCGGCAATACAAGACACAAAATTCTGAACATTATCTGCTATACCTTGAAGCAATCCTTTAATAACGTCACCAATACCACCCGTAATTTTTGAAGTGATACATGGTAATAAATTTTGAATAGCACCAATAGGTCCTTTTAAAGCTGCTTGTGCTTTTGCTCCAGCTTTCTTTGCTAAACTTGTCTTACCTGTAGCAGCTAAAACTGATCCATAAACATTTTTATATAATACATCCAACCCACCCTTCAATTTAGGTGCTAATCCATTCGCAAAAAGATTATTAGTCATATTATTGATTATTCCCTTGGATAATCCTTTGATAGAATCAGTAACACCACTTATAACTTTAGAGATTTTACCAGAGATATTTCCTACAGCACCTTTAACATCACTTGTCATCGACTGAAGTTTACTCACCATATTACCAACTTCACCACGAATCTTAACTACAGTGGAAGATGTTGATGGAGTAGCAGCAATAACGGTATCACCAATAGCATTATAGGCAGTTCTAGCATCTGGACCAAGTTGAGATAATAATTTTACAGGAACATGTTGTGGAGAAGGTTGAGAGTTTGTAGTCATCTCATTGGTCTCTCTATTTACAATATATGCACCATCATTCTTTATCTTTGTAGTATAACCTTTAAATGGTTGAAATGGAGAAACATATTCACCACTTTTTTCATTTTCAGAAGCTGCTTTATCAGATTCATTTGTTCCAGCAAAAACTCCAGTGATTACTGGTTCTTGAGCATCATCACCATCTAAGAAAAATCCAAAGACAGTATCACCTGGAGATATTTTTATACTGGTTGCTCTATTACCTCTACCAGATCCATCAGTAGGAGTTAAAAGAACTTGAGCCCAAGGAAGATCATCACTTTTTAATATAGATTCTTCATATGGATGATATCCCATAATACGAACTTTAAATCGCATTCCCCATCCACCCATATTAATTTGCTCCTTCTGAGCATCTTCAGGTGCTACTTGTCCTATCCACCATATAAAACCATCTCTTCCGACAAAATTGCTTTTTAATAGGGATTCTTCTATCATGATAGTTTCTCTTGTTCTCCGAAGGTATCTTTAATTAATTCCAAAGATGTATAAGATCCATCAGGATTGAAATGGTGACATAGACCTCTAATCATATATAGTCCACTTTGTAATGGATCAGTACCAGTACCAGCTTCTTTTACAGTAGTATAAGGAAATTCACAATTTATCACATTACCAGCTTGTAAGTTAGTATTAGATGGAATCATCATTGATAATGTCTGAGTACTAATAACATTGTATCTCATCATTGCTTGAGATTGAGTTTTCATTGGAGATAAATCATTTTCTTTCTTTGAAACTTCTGGATCAAAAGTACCCCTATCCAAAACTGCTGTAACGATTCTACTAGGAAGATCACCAATATCTTTATCACTACCTTCTATTTTAGGTAATACTGGTCGTTCTCCAGTAGTTCTAGCTTTTCCCAAATAATCATCAGATGTAAAATTTTTCTGAGTAAATGTTAAATGCAAAGGATCAAAGACCATCCTATAACTACAATAAGTTCCCTTCCTCATTTTACCAACTAGATCTTGATTTTCAGATGTAGAATATTTTATGATCCTTCTATCTTCAGTACCATCTCGCATCTCAACCACTTCTGTATAAAAATATGGTTCTTCATTAACAGGTTTAGATGAAATCATACCATCAATAGATTTAAAATTAAATCCACTTCTAGTTTCAAAAAAACAATATCCAGCAGTAGCATCAGTTCCTGGTGTATCATCTGAAGCTGGAACCGATTTAGATGCTAACCAAGTCAATAAGGAAAAAGGTTTTTTTAGATTCCCAATGAATGAATATTGATTTTCAGTTTTATCTGCTATTAACTGCTTTTCAGTATGTAAATAATCCTTTACTATATTCTCAACATGTTTAGATACTTCCAACCCAAGAAATTTCTTTCCAACTCTAGAAGTTTCATTAGTTAAAGCTTCTCTTGAAACTAAATTTAAAACAAAAGTCTCCCTAGTACTAGTTCTAATAACATTTGTAATACTAGAAACATAAAGATAATCACCAACATCTTCCTTAAGAAACGCTAATCCTGGATTTGATTCAGTATTACCAGAAATTTTTAAGCATACTCTTTCACCACCCCTAATAGGTAATCCATTATAAAGAGATTGAAGTTTTTCATCTTCTTTACCTGTTATACTTTGTCCAGTATTAACTATTAATATCTTAGCAGTAATTGTAGGTGAATATATATCCTCAAAATACTGAATAGTGGCACATGCAGCAGATATATCAATAGATCTCGAACCATCCGCAGACTCGATAACAACATATTCATAAATTGAGGGAGATACAGCTGACATAAATTTAAGCTAGATTTAATTCTTGTAACATTTTCATAATATTTAACTGAGGATCAATTGTAACTTCTGAGTCACCACTATCAATACTAATATTTACACCACTTCCACTATTATTAGATGATACAGGCATAAAAATAATATTTTTAGATTTTTTAGTGTCTATAAAATTCTCCAAATTCTCTATAGTAGATTTAATTTTTGAAGGAACAACAGTTTCTATCTCATTTAGAACTTCTTTAGGTGAAATTTCTAACGCCTCTGATGGAAGTGGAATTGGAATATCCTCCATTGTCATATTTTCAAGAGTTGATTTTAGTTCATCAATCTCCAATAAGAATCTATTATTAAATGAATCTGCAAAATTTCTTATACTTTCCTTCTTAAAAACTTGCTTAATAGGTTTAGTTATATTAATATTTTTTAGTGATGGATCATATAACATATCCTTCAAAGTATCAAAAAATTCTATACCTAAATCATTAACAATTGGTCTTGGTATAACATATTCACCTGCGGTTAACTTAACAGGAATATTATCTACAGCAAAAGCACCTTTAGACTTAACGATTCCACTAAAATCACTAGAAGATCTTTCACCAACAACACCACCTGTATTATACGTTTGAACTTCATTAGAATCATTATTAGATTCACTACCAGGAACCGTTAATGGATCTGGTGGATTTGGATCAGGTTTACCCATCCAAGTCCAGTCAGGAAATATCCCAAAACCCAATTCTCTAGGATTATTAAACATAGAAAAAATATTAAGAGCATCTCGATCTATCTTACTAAATTGTTCACTACTGTCCTTTAATTCGTCTTCTAATCCTTGAACCTCTTCCTCAAATTTAATATCCTTTAAACTCTTATCTACAGAAAATAAATCATCTCTCCACTTACCCATTGTTGCGAGCAAATTATCTTTATAATCAACAAGATTAGTATATAAATTAGTCATTCGTTTTCTCAAATCATCAGCACCTTTAATAATATTTGGAAGATTCTTAATACCCCAACCAATAAAAATTATACCAAAAAAGTCTAATATTCTTCCTAAAAATCCCTTAGTACTAGTAGTTCTAATCTTTCCAGCTCGTTGTATAGCACCTCCTGTAGTAGAAGCTTCTATTATATCTTCTCTTTGTCTACGAAGTACAGACTCTCTCCTTTTCCTAAAATATTTTGCATCATTAGTTATTAATTTACTCTTAAATCTAACACTTTTATCACTTGACCTTGCCAAATCTCTAGAAGATGAAAAAGAAGACCTTATAGCACCATTAAATGCTGCCATAGATTCACCAATCTTCCGTATGCTAACAGAAGATTTTATAAGTGCTTGATTGGCTATAGCTTTATTAGTTGCCATTCTTCTATCTTGGACTTATTTGAAAGACTTTATATGAATTATACACATAAAAATTATCCTGATTTATTGCACCAACTGGTGGTATACTATTAGCTTCTATAGGTAATGTACTACCATTATTACCAGACTGACTACTTCCAGATCCCTGATCTAGTGGAATAATTACTGGTGTATTATCTTCTTCTCGATTAAAATCCTGAATTCTTTCTTTTTTCTTTTCTAGAGTAGCAGTGCTAGAAGTAATTCCTTCTTCAGTAGTACCTGATGGATTAAATCCAAAATCAACATATATTGGATTTGGATTATAAGGTCCAATAGGTTGTTGTAAGTTTTGTGGTGTTATGTCTTCATCTGGACCTAATTCTTCAATCTTAGTATACTCCTGTCCAAAAAATATCTTATTGAAGTCAAGTTTTAACTTTTGAAGATTATCGCCAAGTGAATTTTGATTCTCATTTAACTTAACATTTTGCTTTTTTAAAATGTTAGTCTGTTCATCAAATAATTTAAGTCTATCTTCAAAATTTAATATTTTTGGATTCTCATCTTTAGTTATAACAGGATTAACAATTTCCTGCTCGTTGTTCATTATTTGATCAATTTTTTTCTTATAATCTATTACACCACCATCATTTTTCTCCTGAACCTCTTCTAGTCTTTCATCATTTTTAGTTCCACCATTTCCATCAACATTCGTATTTGGACCAACTTCAGTAGCATTAGTTTTATTACCTTTTGCAGCAAAAAATCCAGGTATAAGCCACGGGAACCAATTTCCAATTCTATTTAATATTGCATTAATAATATTCCCTATCCACCTAAAAGGTGCTGTTAAAATACCAACAGCACTAAATTTCTTCAATTTAAAATTGAAAGTAATTACCCTTGTAAGTAATTTACCTATACCAATTTTAGATGCTATAAAAGCACCACCTAAAATTAGAAGAACCTTTCCAACTCCAAGTACTATTTCATTAAATTTTTGTCTATTATCTTCAGATAAAGCACCTAATGCACGTACAGTATTAGTAGCTAACCATCCAAAAAATAAAGTAGTAAAAAATCTACCCAAACGATTTAATGTTATCTGTGCCTTTGAAGCAATCTTAGAAAATGGACGGACTAAATTTGTTTGTATTTTTTTCTCAATTGCAGACTCCCCACCTTCCCTAAGTTGTTGCTCTGCTATTTGATTCTCCCTTACTGCTCTTGCTTGTTCTCTTAATTTTTCTAATCTAGCCTCAACAATTAAATTCTCCTTTAAAACATCTAAAGAATTTCTTAATCCAGTTACTTGTTGGGTAACAGATCCAAGTTGTACAACAACTGAATTTAATAATAAAGAATTTCTAGTAAGTAATCTTGTAGTTGAACCATCAACTTGCGGTTGCTGCTGTTGCTGTTGTGGTGTAGCACCTCCAGTTATAATATTAGAAGCAACAGTACTCCTAACAGCTCTTATTCCTCCTGATATTGGTGATGCTATTTCAGCCATTTGATTGTTGTGCCTTTAAGTTTTCTTCTTCTATGTACTGATGTAATAGAGATAAGTATATTTCTCTTTCCCAAGGAATCATATTTTCTAGCTCTGTTAAGCTATATTTATGATGCTGCATCAAAGCAAAATTTATCTTATAGTATGACTCAAGATCTTCATGAGCCATACTTACACGAAAAAACTCTGTAACCCTTCCAATGTTACTTCACTTTCAACTTCAGTTTTTGGATTAACGACCTTTACTTTATGAGATAATTTAGGCATTGTATCGAAAAAAGTTTCAACATCTTTAAACTGTTTACTACTTAAACCTTCAACAAATTCTGACAGTTCCTTCTTTGTACAATCAGTACCAGCCCAAGATTCCTCTTCAGAATATACTTGTTCAATACAAGAAGCAATTAATTTAAATGTATCATCCACACTAATGTTACCAGAATCAAAGTTAGTTTTAACAAATTCTTCCATTGAAGGATATTTCATTCTCATTGTATAATCATCATCTAATACAATATCTTTAGAATGATTCTCACTAATATCAACTTTAATATCATCCAAATTAATAGTTGATGGAACTTGTGTTTCACCGTCATCTGGACAAGTAATCATAACTTCAACTTCTTCTCCAACAGACTTACCACGAATGTTAAGAAATAGATATTCAATATCAAAAGTAGCTAAGTTTTCAACTTTAATTCCTCTAGTAAGAATACAAGATTTTAATACGTCCTTAACAGCATTAGCAATTTGCTTGGCATCATTGCTTTCCATAGCAATAATAAGAACTTTTTCTTCTTTAACTAAAAATGGTCTAAATTTAATTTTTTTCTTTGTTGAAGGAATTACCAACTCATATGAAGGAGTTGAAATCTTTGGTAAAGGCATAATAAACTATAACAAGTCGTAATTTATATAGGTAGGTTATTTAGAATTTATCCAACGTAATTACGTGTTCTGACCTCCTGATTTGGAAAATCACCAAGAACACCATCAAAACCAGTATTAACAGTTGTTTTAGCTGCTGGTTTATCTAAATTAATTGAACCAAAAGCTGTATTAAGAACTTTAATACTTCCACCTTTTGCCTGGTTTCTTATAACAGCAGGTAAACTATAATCTTGTTGATTATAAACATTTCTAGGATTATTGTTAAGATCTGTTCCTTGCTCTTCAGAAACACTAGTTGTTTCACCACACATGTAACGATCATAACTAAAATTACAAGTAGCTTTTAATACTTGTGAATTTTGATATGCAACTCTTGTAGAATTTAAGGATAATGGAAATAAACCAATAAATTTATATTCTAAGAACTGTCTATAATTCTTTTCAAATTTAACTATCCTAGTTTCATTAGATTTATAGAGAGTTGGATATCTCATTTTAAAATGATAACTAGTAGGTTGTTTAGGATCACCTGGATTTGCACCAGAAATATATTCCATCCAATGTTCTAAAAATTTAAGAGACTTATATTCATTATCAACATAAAACTCTAAAGATATTTGGGTAAAATTTCTAGTATGAGCAAATCTTTCAACAACACCTTGATAATTACCAACAACATCAGATGTTGCCATAGCACTACCTGGTAAAACAGCAGTACTACAAAGTAATCCTATATCTTCACCATCAAATCTAAAATCGACACCTTTATTTCTAAGATGGTGTGCTAAAGAATAACCATCGTTATTATAATGTGGTGGCAATCCAAACTTGACCAAATAATGAGAAGTTTGAGCAACATTCTGAAATTTTGGTAAAATTCTAGATATTGTATTTGGTCTGGGGGCTGGCACTCTAAATACTTTTATACATTATAATTCTATTTAGATGGCTTATAAAGGAAAATATTATCCAACTTTTCCTCACAAGTATAAAGGTGATCCTACAAATATAACTTTTAGATCATTATGGGAAAGAAAGTTCATGGTTTACTGTGATTCTAATGCTAACGTATTAGAATGGAATAGTGAAGAAATTGCGATTAAATATAGATCTCCTGCTGATGGAAAACCTCATAGATACTTTCCAGATTTCTATATGAAAGTAAAAGAAACTGATGGTAATGTAAAAAAATATGTTATTGAAGTAAAACCACTAAAGCAGTGTAGTCCACCTAAAAAACCAAAACGACAAACACCACGTTATATAAAAGAAGCATATACATATGCTATAAATCAAACAAAATGGAAAGAAGCAAGAGAATATTGTGCTGATAGAGGTTGGGAATTTAAAGTAGTCACAGAAAAAGAACTTGGTATAAAATAATGGCAAGAAGAGCTAAAAGAAGAACTGGTGGTTCTTCCTATGAAGAAGTAAAAGCAAAAATTGATGCCAAAGAAGGAATTAGATTAGCACCAATTCTTAAAGATCTAATTGGAACGGAAGATCCTGTTGATCTTATGATAAGTATTAAAGAAGTTTTAGAAGAGGAAGATCCTAAAGGAGTTCAAGTAGGTAAATATTATACTTTCATTTATTTTGCAAAAACACCTCTTATTCAATATGACCAACATCCATTAGTAGCAGTATTTGATGTATTTGACTGGGGATTTCGTGGATTAAATTATCATTGGGGCGATATTAAACAATATACATGGGATGAGATAATGGGAGGATTATATAATATAAGACCTATAGAGTTAAGGGCAGCAAGAACAATACCATATCAAAAAATTCTGACTAAATAGAGTTACGATGGTGTATAGAAAACCATAATGGCAACATTAAGTCCCAGTGATTTAGTAAATGAAGTTGAGAATCTAACTGCTTCAAAAAATACTATCCCGAAAAAATCTTCAAGACATAAAAAATCAAACGTCTTTATATATCCTTCTGCTAGAGATATAAGAGAATATGAAGATAGTTTTGCTATAAAATGTATTGATTATATAAACCCACCAGGTTTTGGTGGATTTGGTGGAACTTTAGTTGATAAAGATAGTGGTGAATTAGTTAATATCAATGCTCCAAGTGCAGAAAAGATCAAACAAGGTCTAGCAAGTAATGAAGTAACAGATGATGGAGTAAAGATTTCAGATACCTGGAAAGGTGTAAAAAGCTGGGAGGATGAAATATCTAATGCTGAGTTTAAATTTCAAAATAGTTCTAGAACAGACGAAATTACAAAACCAGGAGCCAAAATAAAACATAACTTTTTTATAGAACTACCAATACCACAACAAATAAATGACAATCAAGCTGTAACTTGGGGTGATGAAACAGTTAATATCTTTGAATTAGCAGGACTAGCAGTTGGTTCGTCAATTATATCACAAGGTGGGTTTAGTAGAGATAGTATGCAGAAGGGAATAAGAACAATACAGGCATTAACTGGTAAAATGAACCTTGGACTAAGTGAAGAAAGAGTTCAAAATGCTGTGATTGCTGCTGCTTCTGGAATGGCAGTTAATGCTTTGGGATCAAACTTAGATGTAAATTCAGTACTATCAAGATCAACAGGGCAAGTTTTAAACTCTAACCTAGAACTTCTATTCAGAGGTGTACAATTAAGATCATTCCCATTCGATGTAACATTTGCACCTAGAGATCCAAAAGAAGCAAAAGTTGTAAAAAATATAATTAGAAACCTAAAGCAAGCAATGTCAGCAAGAAAAAGTTCTGGTAACTCATCTGACGCATCATCTCAAGGAAAATACTTTTTATCAGCACCATCATTATTTTTATTAAGATATTATAAAAATGGAGAAGATCATCCATTTTTGAACGCATTTAAACCATGTGCCTTAACTCAATTAAATGTTAATTACACTGGATCAGGAACATATTCAACCTATGGAGATTCAACACCAACAAATATACAAATGAGAATGGTGTTTAAAGAAATCAATCCAATATATGCTGAAGATTATGAAGATGGAGAACAAGGACTTGCAGGACCAGGAGTAGGATACTAAAATGGGATATTTTAATTACATACCAAATGTAGCAGTACCATCTTTTTTATCTGATAAAAAAGCATCTAACGAATATGTTGTTGCTAAAAATATATTCAGAAAAATCAAAGTACTTGATGCGTTGGAAGATAATATGCTATTATTTGACAAATATGAAATATATCAAGGAGATAGACCAGACACAATAGCGGAAGATATCTATGGAAATTCTGAATTGGATTTTGTTGTTATATTATCAGCAAATATAACAAATATAAGAAATCAATGGCCATTATCAGAGTATGATTTATATAATTATTCTCACGATAAATATGGTTCTGAAATAAATGCACTTCACCATTATCAAACAGTAGAAGTTAGAGATAGTAAAAATAGACTAATATTAGAAGATGGATTAGTTGTGAATGGAGACTTTCAAATAGATGGTCCAGGTAAACTATATCCAGTTGGAACTACATGGAAAGCAATTAGACCTTCTGGGCAAGCAATCTCTTTATTTCAAGAAACATTAGGTGGAAATGCTGGTGATCTACTCAATACTATTGGTGTGGCAATAAGTAATTGGCAATATGAAGTAATGGAAAACAATAAAAAAAGACGCATAAGCGTCTTAAAGAGGTCATATTTAAATCAATTTTTAGAAGACTTTACAAGAATTATGAAGTATGATAGAAATTCACAATATGCAAGTAAAAACTTAATAATAACAGAAAATAATAATTTAGTATCATAAAAACATTCTATTACCTATACATGTAATAGAATGCTCCAGCAACAGTTCCATCGTGATCACCGTTAAAGTAGATATACCCATCAGTATGTTCTGCTATAACATAATAAGTATCATTTTGGTTGATATCATTTCCACCAACACCGAAACCTCCAGGTCTTCCATACCTAACCTGCCATTTTATTGATCCAGCATTGTTATCCCAACATGTCATAGTACATGGACTGTTAGAATGGTTATTAGCAAAACACAGTAACACTTCTTTTGTTGGTGCAGGTGGTCTCCATATTAAAAAACCACCGTCACTGTCTCCATTACCATGTCCTTGGTTATTCCAGTTAGGACTATTGTTTGTTATTGCATCGATAATATTTGGATATTTGTGATTACTACTGTTACTATCTGAATAGAATGATGCGAAACCATCACCATAACTATTAGTCCATTCAGTAGCATCAAATTCAAAATCATTATAATTTGTAGTCACAATTCCAGCACTGGTTCCACTAACCTGTGTTGAGGAACCACGAACACTATAAAACCTTGATGTATGAGGTCCAGCAGTATTAGCATTACCAAAGGTAAAGCTATAACCACCACCTGGACTTTGTGCTTTCTGATATGTATAGATTCCATGAACGGAGTTCCATCTACTTGGAACAGCACTTCCTCCCCAGTTCGCACCGATATACCATTTATCATTACCATTACTTTCAGTAACCCATGGACCCCAATCATCATTAGTTGGATTTTCACTAGCATTGAAACTTAATGCATTAGCATACCCATACTTAACTTTTACACCATTCCAAGTAGTATCTGGGTTAGTAATATAATAAGATGCTCCATTTGAAGTATAAAGTGGAGTCTCAGCTGGAGGTCCTGAACTAGTATCAGAAATAGTTACAGTGGGACTATCTCCAATATCTTTAGTTCTAGCAGCATCACTATAAATACGAAGTTTAAATAATTCATCACCAAGGTCATTTGTACCATCTGCTACTGTCGTACATAAAACAGAACCTGAAGAACTAGAAACAGTAAAATCTCCAGTCAATGCGGTACTAAAGTCACCAGCCATATCAGCAGCAGCTGTTGTTATTCCTACAATACCCCAATAAAGAGTTGTAGAATCTGCTACATTTGCTGTTGCTATAGTAAATGTTACAGAATCACCTTCATTTAAAGCAGTAGCACTAGCTGTTACAGTAGCCTCTGGGGAAAGTGGATGTGCGGTTGTTCTTTCAATAACGTTGGTTACAAGATTCTGGGAATCATATTCCATGACCCATCCTTTTGTTGCACCAGCAATCTTTTCATTAAAACCAGTAATTAATCCAACGTTGTTATAAGCAATATCTCTATATGTTGTTGTGTCTAGAACAACTTTGGTAACATTATTAGAAGAGTCTGTTCTAATTCCAGTTGATCTACTATAAGGTACAGTAGGTCCAAGACCACCACCACCACCTTTTCCTTTGTTAATACTGACTCCTACAAACCTTCCCATGTTTTCTTAATACCTTCCGATTTATTTATAAGAACTTATCTAAGAATTTAAATCTAAAATACAACCTATAATAGTATTTCTAGAACTAGAACCATAACTACCACTACAATTAACAACTCCATTCCAAGAAGTACCTGGGAAATTCCAAGCAATTCCTTGTACTTCATTACCATTACCAGATTCTATGTGATCATAAGTTGTCCAACCACTAGAAGGATCTGAAGGATTTACACTGCAAGTACTAGCACTTCTAGTTCCATTAGATACAAATATAAGTTGTTTACCACTAGATGGGTTATTAGAACCCATACTAATTGATGGACTTGTTGTATCAAAGTTACCGTAACTTGCAAGTACATTAACCGATGTTATTGCTATATTTCCACGGAACACCCCAATCCACATATTTTCATTAGATCCAGTTTGCCCTGTATAAGTAGTACCACTTTCAGTACCTGCTGCTATCTTATAATGTATTCTTTGATCTACAGCAGCATGTTGTGCATCAGTTATTTTAGTAAATCCAGTAGGAATTTGTCCATTAATATTAGAAGTAACGTCAGGACCATATTCCATAATAATTAATAAATCACCTGCCTGTATTCCTCCAGGAGCAGTAACTGTTGCAGTATTTCCATCACCACCACTAGTATGAGTAACCACCGTCATAGATGTGATTTCACTTTGAATACTAGTATCATTAATAGTTACTGCATCACTATTTCCAATATCTTTAGTTCTAGAAGCATCACTATAAACTATCGCTTTGAATGTCTCAGCACCTTCTGTAGTAGAATCTTCTGTAGGTGATGCATGAAATGTACCAGTACTACTTGTTATAGTTACAATACCAGTAGTGCCATTAAAATCTGAAGTAATACTACTAGTTGATACTCCTGAAAGACCCCAATAAAGATCACCAGATGAGAAATTTGTAGTATTTACGGTAAATTGTAAAGCAGATCCCTCATCAATATTAGTAGCAGCAGCAGTTACAGTAGCTTCTGGGGAAGGTGGATGTATGGTTGCTCTTTCAGTAACCTCATCAATTAAGTTCTGAGAATCATAGGTTAATACCCATCCTTTAGTGGATCCACCAAATGTTTCATTATATCCAGTAATTAATCCAACAGCATTATATTGAACATCACTATACTTAAAGTCACCTATCTCAATCTTTGTGACATTATTATTAGAATCTGTTCTAAAACCAACACTTCTATCATAAGGTTCAGTTGGACCTAATCCACCACCACCTTTTCCTTTGTCTACACTAAGTCCTATAAACCTTGGCATTTATAAATTAGAAACATTACTATTAACATTCAATCTGAAATTTTTAATCTTACCGTGGAATTGAGAACTAAATCCACCGTTTGTACCACTTCTACCTTGACCTATAGAACAAAAATTCCACTCAGTGCCATTATATACGTTACTAGTCCAATTTACTCTCTGATTCCAACTACCATTTGCACTACTTTTTTGATAAAGTTTAAATGTGCTACCACCACGCCATTCAATCTTTACCCAATTCCACTGGCCTGTTGGAAGTGCGTAACTAGGATATATTCCATATCCACCACTAGGGTGAGCAATTGAAACTTCTCCAGTAACATTATTATTATACCATCCCATCAACCATCCATTATTATCACTATATCCATTATTACATATTACCCAATGGTTGCCACTTTGAGATTGATCACTATTAGTCTGATAAGACTCAAAGTACATGTCCCAATTCTGAATTGGATTGCCTAAAGACATAGAAGGCATAGTACCATCACCAGTGTAGTGGTAGCTCTGAGTTCCATTATTACCATAGTGAACTTCATTAGTAAAACTATAATCATACGATTCAACTGACGTATCATTAATAGTTAATGTGGGAGTAGATCCAATTTCATCAATATGACCAGAATCACTATAAACTGCAACTTTAAATGTTTCAGCACCTTCAGATACACTAACATCTTCAGTTGGTGTTAAGGTAAAACTTCCTGTACTGGAAGTTATGGTGAAACTACCAGTCTCGGATGGAAAGTCTGCTGCCAGAGAACTGGTTGATATTCCAATAGCTTTCCAATAAAGAGTTCCACTATCAAAATTAGTAGTATTTGCAGTTATAGTTATAGTAGATCCCTCATCAACATTAGTAGCAGAACTTGTTACAGTAGCTTCTGGTCCAGGTGGATGTGGCAGTGTTCTTTCACTAACATCATCAATTAAGTTTTGAGAATCATAGGTTAATACCCATCCTTTAGTGGATCCACCAAATGTTTCATTATATCCAGTAATTAACCCAACATTGTTGTACTGAACATCACTATACTTAAAGTCACCTATCTCAATCTTTCTAACATTATTATTGCCATCTGTTCTAAAACCAACACTTCTATCATAAGGTTCGGTTGGACCTAATCCACCACCACCACCTTTTCCTCTGTTTAAACTTAATCCAATAAATCTTCCCATTAACCTACCTCACTATAAGTTGTTGGAACTCCACTACCAAATGTAATGTATACTAATCCAGCAGCACCAGCACCCATAACATTATTTGAATCATTGTGACCAGCTCCACCGCCACCGCCACCGAAGGCTCCACCGCCTCCACCACCAGCGTTTTGTCCTTGTCCTTGACCCTTTTCACCACGGTTAACAGCTGGTCCACCACCATCTCCACCATCATTATCATTACTTCCATCACCATATCCTTGTCCTTGCTGACCATCATCATCTCCACCAGGACCACCGAATACACCAGAGTTAGTACCGTCAGTACCTCCACCACCTCCACCAAATGCTTTTGTTTTAGTAGCTACAAATTCTTTAATTCTTAAAGGTCCACCATCTCCACCATCACCACCTTGACCATTATCTGACCCACCGCCACCGCCACCGCCAGCGAATCCACTTCCTGCACCACCATTAATAGCGGGACCATTATCAGCACCACCGCCTCCACCACCAGCACCACCATTAGTGCCAGCACCTTGTGGATTCGTTGTATATCCATACGCTGATACTGGATCATTATCATAAGGTGATCCATTACCACCAGTACCGTTTATATCACCATTATTACCTTGACCACCGCCACCTCCATATTGACCACTATTTCCACCATTTCCCCAACCATAACCACCACTTGCTGATACTGTCACACCTGGACCTTGGAATTCACTAGTGCTTCCATTATTTCCATTAGAGCTATTAAGTCTTTGTCCACCAGCACCAACAGTCAATGAATATGCTGTACCTGGTGATAAGTTAGTATATACCTTCAGAGCAGCACCACCTCCAGCACCACCACCTGATCCACCACCGCCACCGCCACCGCCAATGACGATAACTCTTGCTTCAGTAACACCTGAAGGACAAGTCCAAGTAGTAGTTCCTGGAGTATAGAATGCTACATTATCTACAGATGAAACACTTGTATCATTAATTGTTATTGTAGCACTATTCTTAACTAAAACAGTTCTAGCAGCATCAGTATAAAGAGAAAGTTTAAATGTTTCAGTTCCTTCCGTAGCACTATCTGCTAGTGGTGTGGCAGTAACAACACCAACACTACCATTAATTGTAAAATCTCCAGTTAATGAAGCAAAATCTCCAGACAATGAACTAGTTGATACTCCTACCAAACTATAATAAACAGTTGTACCATCTGCAACACCTACAGAATTTATATTAAATGTTACAGGACTACCTTCATCTACAGAAGTAACACTAGGTGATATGTTATATCTTGGATCATAATGTGGAGGTATTCTTTCGACAACAGTATTGATTAATCCAGTTGATGTATATGAACAAATCCAACCTTTCTTACTACCACCAAAATTTTCGTTATACCCAGTAACTAATCCAACATTATTATACTGCATAGCAGTATATTCAACATCATCCAATACAACCTCAGTTACATTGTTCTCAGTATTAGTTGTAATTCCAGTTGATCTGGTATATGGTTTAACTGGTCCAAGACCACCTCCACCTTTTCCCCTATTATTGGTCAACCCAACATATCTTCCCATTTTCAATATAAAAGAGGTACTTCATATATTTATAAACATAAAAAAAGACCCACCCGAAGGTGAGTCTTCCCAATATTCAGGCTCTCTTGGATCATCTTTCGGATCCCAGTAGAAAAACTTCATCTGGGATAATCGACAATGTTTAAGAGGCTTGATTTTCATTAACTTTCTGCTAGTTTAGCAAAGTATGATAGTGTATCATCATCGTCATCTGAAGCAGATGCTTTAGATACAGATTCTACAGTTTCGACAGCAGGAGTAGATGCTTTAACATCTTCAAACTCTTGCTCTACAGTTTCAGCATCGTTACGAACTGGCTTATTACCAAGAACATAACCAAGACGAGTCTTGAGTTCATCATAAGACTTGAACTGATCAGCAGCAACTAATTCTGCTAAGGAATGCTCCTTCTTCCAGATTGCTTCCATCGCATCGTCATCATCTAGTAAAGCACTAGTGGCAGCAAACTCAGAAGAGTCATAGTTTCTATAACCAGCAACGTTCTTTGCCTTCAACTTGAAGTTAGCACCTTGCCAGAAATCGAATGGATCAATTGCTTCCTCATCCTCAAACT